CGAGTCTGGAGTATTGAGGGCACCACAGACAAATCTGTTTTGAGGTTGCCCGATTGGTGGGACCAATTAGATTTGGAAACACCGCCAGATGAGTTTGTGAGGCTTATCTCCACGTACATTGGTACAGATGTTGTGATGAAGAGCAGCCCCGGCTTTCCATATTGTTTGGAAGACGTCGGTTTTGCGAGTAATGAGGCCTTCATCCGGCATTGGGGAATTACTAAGGTTGCTAATGATGTTTGGCAGAGGATTCGAAAGTTGAGCACTATGAGCGATGATATACCCACTATTGTGAAGGTTAATCCGCTCAGACAGCGCATGGAAACAACTCCACAATTCCTCACGTTCAATGATTACTGCGACCCTATACGAGTCTTTGTCAAGAATGAGTTACACTCTGAGGCAAAGGCCAAAGTTGGTCGTTGGCGGTTGATCATGAGCATTAGTTTGATCGACCAGTTGGTTGAGCGTGTCCTTCATGGTCCGCTTAATCAATGGGAGATTCGAAATTATGCGAAGCTTCCGTTCATGCCCGGCATGGGGCATGGTATAACAGAGAATTATGAGGCTGTCTTTGACAGGGTGTTTGCATGCGCTCAACCTACCAGTGCACCCGGTTGGCGTGAAGAGGATGCTTATCCGCTGGTCCAAGTTTTAGGGAACGATTTGATTCAGTCAGATGTCAGTCATTTTGACTGGTGTGTTTCTGATCAGTTCTTGTACTTGGACGTTTTGTACCGTGTAGGTATGGTGGAGAAAGCAAACCCGGATCGCATTGATGTGTTGTTGAATTGGCATAGAGTTGCTATTGCCCGTGCGCGGTGCTTAGCTCTCTCTGAGCTTGTTCTTCGTGATGGAACATCCATTTCACAAACACATGCTGGGATGCAAAAGTCAGGTAGTTACAACACGTCTAGCACAAATTCTCACATTCGTGTCATGCTGCGTATGGTGGCTATTGGCGCATTGAATGTTGAGTACAATTGTGATGCCCCTATTCAGCCATTGCACATGGTTGCTATGGGAGACGATGCTGTTGAAGCTTTTCCGTTGGTTAGTCCTGGTTATGATTCCATGGACTCTGAGAGTGAGATTGATGATGACGAGATGCTTGGGGCATTGTCCCAGCATTATAGCGCATTTGGCTTTCATATGAAGCAGCTCCAAATTGTGCAGTACGTCAGGTACATCAACCCATTCAACAGGCTGACGTGGAGGCTTCCCAGCTTTGAGTTTTGTGGTCATATCTACTCGGTGGAACCTCAGTTTGTTTCGCCAGGTGAGACCAAATGGGTTTACAAGTGGTATCCCACTCGTCCTGAGAAGCTCTTATTGAATCTTCTCGTGAAGCGACCCAACTCAAAGCAGGACTACCATGACAGGCTTTCTGGTTTGAAGGCCAAGTTTGTTCACATGCCTAGCAAGTGGACTAGGTATGAGAAGCTTATTCAGGCGGTTGGGTGGGTTGAGCCTGAAAAGTGATCCAGGCGAGGCCTGATCTTGATTTGAAGAAAGCTAAAGCTATTCCAATTCTAAGATTGAAGATCACACAGAATGCCCAAGAACAAGTCCAAGGCTAAGCCCAGGCAGGCTAAGAAGCAAAACAAGCCTAAGAACGTCCGCAAAGTTGCAAGAACGCAACAGTTGGCCGTCATCAGGAGCAAGTTCGATGCCGCAGCGGCTGCATATGCAAGATTACTCACGAATCCATGCAGAGCAACCCTTGTGCATCCCACTTACCCCGGTGCATCCGGAGGGTACCTCACAAGGTTCTCTCAATACTTCATTTACAACACCGGAGCGACTGACACTACGGGATTTATACACTTCACCCCTGGGGCAATTAGCTCGGATAATACTGATTTCCTTGTTTATTCTGGTGCTGGTACTGCGCTTGCTGCTACAGCCCAAGGGGCCCTTCTCGGAGGCAGAAGCTTCCTCACAGGAAATGCTTCGGCTGTTAGATGCATTGCCGCTTGTGTGACTGTGATGTACAGTGGGACAGAGGTGGACAGATCCGGCCGCATTCATTATGGTATCACCAATGGTTCTCTAGTCGATGGCGGTCAGAGCGTCGTCCCCAATGACATTATGATGGCAATGGAGGGCGTTATGCGTACCCCAGATGAGATGATTGAGATAAATTGGCGGCCTAATGATTGGGACGCAAATTTTGTTGATCCCACGGCTGGCATGTCTCCGTTGCATAAGGATAAAGCTTCAGCTGTTACAGTAGGTTGGGTTGGTGTCAAGTCGGCTGTGCCGCTCACCTTCAAGATTACCGCTGTGTACGAGTGGCAACCTAAGATTGCAACGGGCATCTCAATGGTCACCAGTTCTCACAGTTCTAGCAAGAGTTCCTTGTCTGATGTTTTAGACATGATTGACAAGGCTGGTAAGAACCCCTGGGTTAGAATGGCGGGAAGAGCGATGGCCGGCGTTTCCGGTATGATGCGAGGTGGAGGCAGTATGATAGGGTATTGATGGAGTACCAATCTCCGTAACCTTGGCGGTTTACTCACACAACCGAGAAAAGGGAGGGTCTCTGATATGCGGGCCTTAGTGGGAAGATGGCGTTATGGAGCCTTTGCCCACAGTATATTTCAAGCCGAGCTCTGGGTACTCGGTGGTATGCCCTGAGACCTATTTTGGGGGGCTTGCCCGATTCAACCTGAGAACGGGAGCACGAGCCTGTCAACGTTTAACAGGCCCTTTTAGCGCTATGGGAGGATACACATAGCCGATTGGTGCACGGCACTCGACGCGTACGAGGCCTCCGAGCCGCTCTCAGTGGTGGAGGACATTGAGTGTGGTCCCAGTGTTACGGTGAACCAGTTCACCGAGAAACTCATGGCCTGTTTCACCAACTACGAGGGACTGATTGATAAGATCAACACTCTGGTTCACCAGTCTGGCATGATGGTGACCACTCCCTCGCCCACATCACCCTGTGCGGGTAGTCCCCACCATGACGC